CATTTGATTCTAATTCTGAAGCAGAAATAGATTCATTAACGATTTCTTCGATCGCCATATCTACTTCTGGGTGCATTGCCACACCACGATATCGCAATATTAGATGGTGATTATCTTTCGAATTGTCACCATCCATATTAATGTACTGTCCATAATGACCACCAGTTGCAGAAACGTATCCTGCTCCATCATCATCTATAGGAGGAACAACAGAAGGAAGAATTTTATCGCTCTTCTTCTTACCTGCCCTCTTTATTTCAAACCCAAATAATTTTAGTGTACTATCATCTGCCATTATAGTTCTCTGATTCTCTTAAAAAAACGAGGGACTCCAAACCGTCGAAGTCCCTCGTATTTATTGCTGAGATTAACTAGTAGTATTTGATTCCCAGTATTGAATCTGGAATTCAACTGTAAACCGTTCAATCTCATCTACTGAAGTGTAGTTGACATCAATTGGTGCAACATTAGTAGGAAAACATCCTCGGAAAGTATATTTCTTAAGAACATCTTCATTCTTATCTAGTTGCTCTACTATTAAGTCTGATTGGTAATCGATAGGATTAGCCAAACCAGTGTTTGCTGAATGGGCATTAATTCCATTCATCCAACGTTCCATTGAATCTCGAATAATAAAGTCAGTATCATTAATGATAGTAACTGTCCAAGGTTCGAACGTTCGATCTCCAGCAATTTTCAATTGCCTACCGCGAAACGGTACAGTGATCAAACCCATTGTTGATCCAGGTAATTGTGCTGCTTCACAGAGGAATGACGTAACTTCTACATCACCCCCTGCGTATACTGGAAAGTTTATGGTCGCTTTGAATAAATTCGGTCGCGCACCTCCACCTTTCAGCTTTGATTTAAAGTCATCGACTCCTAAAATTGCCATTTAATTTCTCCTTGTGCGCCTTAGACTAAACCAACTACTTCTTCAAAGTCAACCCCAGTCCTAACTGCTACAAAATTCAACGTAATGTAGTTAATAGACCGCGCTGGTTTGATGAAGACACTAGCAATAAACTCATTTCGATCAATGACCGCTGCTGTGTTATTGGTTTCGTCACATACTACTCTGAAGTCTGTAATACCGCGTCGCCCTTTAATCTCTCTCAAGAAAGGTTCAACAATATTGACAAACTCCGCTCTTGTGAACTCGTCATTGAATTCAAACATCACATTTCTTGATGCCGCAGAGATTGCTCTCTCAACTGCCAAGAATAAGCGACGCACGTTAATCCTATCGAACGCTGAAGGTCTTGACTCTTTGGTTTTGTCGCCGAAGAGAATTACTCCTTGTCCTGGGAGATTAACTATTGGGTTTACCCCCGCTTTATACAGCGTATCTCTTTGAGATTTATTGGCTGAATAAGCAAGAGAAGCTACACCGAAATATTGACCCCTACGATTACCCGCTGGTGAGAACCATGGAGCAGCAACAGTATCTGTACCCGCCATAATACCTGCAGTACTTGCAGCAGCAGGAATAAAGATATACTTGTCGTTATACTTATCGTATACTTTCAAGTAGTTGTTATCCACAATCAGATAAGATGATGCTGTTAATTTGTTCGAGAAACTAGTTGTGTTCGTAACTATAGTAGCAGAACTACTTACACCAACAACCGCAGAACGGTGTGGGGAAGTAACTACAACGCAATCTTTTCTAAGAGAAGATGCTGTTGTAACTAGATCATTAACAACGGTTGCTTGTGAGGCAGAATCCGACATTCCTGGAGCGATTAAGAAATCCACTTGAATATCATCAGTGCTTTCAAACTCGTCGAAACCAGTTAGATATTCAGCACTAGTTAATGCTGCAGAATTTGCTCCATTTACTAAACTAAAGTCTTTCGTAACAGGGTCAGCAAGCACAAAGTTTCTGCCACCGCCAGTACCAGCAGCAGTAGAATTTTCTACAAACGTCTGGTCACCAATGTCATTTGCTTTGTTCGCGCTAATTGCCCAAACATAATTTGATCGAGAATTAATTACTGCCGACCAATGATTGTTTGTACCGTTTGCGGTTTTACCATCTGTTGCGAGAGATAGATAAGGATATCTTTCTAACACAGTTCCTGCAGTTCCAGTAAGATCACCGTCTTCGTCGACGACTACAACGTGAATCTCATCGTTAGAACCACCAGCTGCAGAAGCGTGTGCGCTAGTCCCTGGAGCAGCATCGAACTCGGTTCGATAAGTCCAAGAAGAAAAAGCAGCATCGCCGTCTTCAACAGGACAAACAGAAACTTTAATACTGTTACCTGCCGTACCATGATATCGAGCAATAAAAGTATGCCCGTCAGAGTCTAAAGCAGAAGTCTGATTATCAAAATCAGTACTCTCTTTAATGTACGGATCAGTAACAGATATGCCAGTGGCGAAATATGCATTTTTTGCTGCACTAGTTGCCTCTCTTACGACATAAAGACTGTTTGAGTATTTAAGGAATGCGGACGCTGACAAAAAGTCAACGTTGTTGCTTGTTGTTGGAGAACCAAACGAAGATACTAAAGTAGCTTCATTGTCAATCAAGATCGGTGATCCTGATGGTCCCCAAGTAAAGTCCCCTACAAAGGCACCAGTGCTAGTCGTGACCGAAGGGACTACTCCCGTTAAGTCGACTTCCTTAATAGTGATGCCAGGAGACGCGGATTGGGAAAAAAGTGCCATAATTCGTGTCCTTCTTTGCTAATAGCCAATGATAAGGTAACATTACAAGGTAAATTCTCAATGCATTTATTTATAAATTCACCACTCTTCAGACGGAATCAACCAATCTTTCGACTTATAACTTTCTTCTTGTTCAATTAATCTAATTGCCTCAGACCCATCATCAATAAACCCAAAAGGAACAATATTGTCTTCAATTTCTTGCATTTGGTTTTTAAACATCATTTCTTTTAAATTGATATCAGTCATATCGCTAAAAAATTGAGTGGTCGCGAAATATCCGAACATAACTAGATTCATCATTAAATCGTCATGGTTTCCTTCACTCGCTTCGTAAGATTGACCCCTTGCCACAAATGTAGAGATTTCTAATATAGTGTTTTCATCGGATATTTCTAATTTATTATTTTCTAATATATCTTTAATGCCAGAACACCCGAGACGTTTTGACTTCCTTGTAATCTCAACCCCCATTGAATTTGCTTTAATAGAAGAAGAAACGTGCATGTTTTCATATTCTAAGTCATAATACAAACCGTTACAAACCACTCCACCTTGATCGTTTGATTCGATTACAACATATGCGTTGTTATACACAGTCGCATACTTATAGATAATATTAGGGAAGAGTATTGGAGAGATAGAGTTATTCCGATACACAGCCACTTGCTCAAAAGGGCGTGTCGTAATGTCGATTATATTAAACGTAGAGTAATCCTGACCTCTTCCTCTCGATACATCAACGGTCATGATGTACTCGTGCTTTGCGCAAGGTTCTTTATAAACTAAAAAAAGACCGCCCTCTAAGACCCGCAGGGGCGTTTTTGCTCGCAATGACAAAAGCGTCTCTGCGTTTATTAGGGTATCTCCAGTTCCAAAGAAAGTATTTCCAAATTCTTGGTCGAACTGTAAAGAACTAGTATTTGAAATGGTTTGATTTTTCCATTCTTCATCTCTTCCAGGCACATCCCACCAGTCTACGCGGAAACTTCTGTACTCATTGACTTTCTGCTCAGCACCTTCCCATATTTTGTGGAAGACGTTACCAATTCCATTTGCGGTTGAGGTGATGATGACTTTTGTGTCTTTTCCTGCGGAGACGACAGGATAGGTGGAAGTATAGAATTCAGATGCTCGCTCAACAAAAGCAAATTCATCGAGATAGAGCAGATTAACAGACATACCGCGAATGCTGCTCCCGCTAGTGGCAGCAGCAACAATCCTAGAATTATTAGAAAACTCAATTGAACCTTTATTAAGAGTCTTACAGCCTGGTTGCAAAAAGAAAGGAAGGTTTTCCAACATAAGCGTAACGCGCCCAAGCATTTCTCTAGAAGTGGCACCTTTGTTGGCGAGGACTGCGATTGTTTTTTCTGGGTGGAAGATCGCATACCAAAGAAGATAGGCGACTGACGATATTGATTTCCCAGACTGTCTACAAGCAAGTACAATGCTAAAACGGTTATCGTTAAAATGACTGAACATTTTTCTTTGATAGGGATAAAGAGAAAAAGGAACAAGTCCGCTATCGAGCGAAATGATTTTGACATAATTCTGAGCAAAGTATGCGGGATCGTCCATACACTTTTTATATTCACGTATCTCCTTCTTCGACCATTCTTGTACAACACCGTCTCTCTTTACATTAATGTTGCCGAGATATGTCTCATTATTCATTTGATTCTGGAGTAACATCAATCACCTTTTGTTCATTCTGTAAAAATCTTTGCAGGTCAGTCGTGCTCCCCATAAACACATTATTGTTTGTTATCTGTTTTGTCGCAACAGTTTCTTTGCTAATATCTTTATTCTTCTTATTTAGATCCATTAATTTGTCGTTTATTTCTGCCAAGTTTTTCATCATATTTGAAAGAACTTCAAACGCTCTTGGATGCTCGCTTTCTCTTGCTACTTCGATCATTAGGTCTAAAGATTCACCACCTTTCTCTAAAAGGTTATAATATGTTTCTCTTGAATAATCGTAGTCGCTTTTTATATTCTTATTATCTTCCATATTTGCCTCATGTTATAGTGGTAACAAGTGTATAATCACTGTCCGGTCCAACTCCTGATGGTGCCGGCAGTGTCGTGAGTAATTCTAATTGTTGATCACTATCTTCAATACCAGCATCCATCTCAAACAGTGTAGTTTGTACTTCATTGATAATAGATTTAGGTGCAATCGGACCATAGAAATTAACTTTTACTTCAAAGTCTAACGTATACATTACTGTCTCTTATACACATCTGACG